AAACTCTTGAAGTTTCTGAAACAATTACTGTTAAAGATACAAGAACAGTTAAAGTTATTGAACCCTTCTGGGAAGATGCTTCTGGAGCTTTGGAAGTCCTCACCAATATGTATCTTGATTCTATTCCTTGGAAGGGTTCTCTTATTACTGCTTATTTGAAAACATTGTATAATGTTGACTTCAAGGAAGCTGAAATAAAAAACTAATTGAAGCGGGAGAATTCTATGGGAAACTTCTTTTAAACTACTCTGAAGAACATAAAGCTGAAGAAGCTAGAAAGACTTTAGAGAAAACAAAAGAAGCTTTCCCTGGATTACCTTTCGCGGAAAATGAAATCCTTCCTGAAGAAGAGAATGATATTGAGATTTTCTATCTTTGGGAAACAAACGAGCAGATTTTTGAAGTCTATAAGATTATCCGTAATTATCTTAATGAGTATTACGGACTCCCTCAGAATATTCTTCTTGAACTTATTCGAGAAGAACAACTCCCACTTAAAGATACATTATTTAAAATACCGTTTATTCATAGCGGATTTCTTGACGTTATAGTTCCTAAAGGCGAAACTAATGAGTAAAAAAGTCTTAACAATTGACTTAGAACTTAACACTGTTAAATATGAAGATGGTGTTGCTAGATTGGGTAAATCTCAAGATAGTATTAAAGATGCTATTGAAAGGCAAAATAACGCTTTAAATAAACAAATCGCAACAGAACTTCAACTTGATGCTGCTTTAAAAGAGAAGCAAAGATTAGCTGAGAAGTATTTAGCTTCTATAGATAACATTGCTCGTTCAAGATTAGATGAAGAAAATAAAATAAGATCAGCTATCTCTTTAACTAACCAATTAAATGCTAAGTTAAAAGAGCAAGTTGTTATTCAAAATACTTTAAAAGCAGGAACTTTTGCGGCTAATCTTGGGGCTAGTGCTTCTCAAGCAGATAGTAGAGGTTATAAACCTTTTGCTTCTGGTTTTGTTTCAGAGAATAGAGCTAAAGTAGAAAAAGAAAATCTTGAAAAACAAAAAGAAGCTAACTCTATCTATGCTGCTTTTATAAAAGAACAAGAAGAACTTATATCCAGAAAACATAAAGAAGAATTAGATAAACAAAACTTTAATACACAAGCTTCCTTAAATAGCAGGAGAGCTATGTATGTCTCAATGTTTAATGAAATTGAACAAAGAGAAAAACAAATAGCTGCTAAGAAAGGTGCTGATAATAGAGGTTATACTCCTTTTTCTTCTGGATTTGTTCAACCTAAACAATCAACAGCAGTTTCTAAAGTTGATGCTAGGACTATTTCATCTGCTGCTCCTGATTTGTCTTATAGTTTTATTTCAGGAGCTACTCGTACAATAGCTGCTGAACAAGAAAAAGTAGCACAAAAAGTTAAGGAAACTTCTTCTGCTTTGGATAGTGTTACAAGTAAACATAAAAATATTCTTGTTCATGTTGGAGAAATCATTCTTTCTTATAGGACATTAAACACAGCTATTAATTTAATCCAGCAAGGTTTATTAAGTATTCCTAGAGCTGGTATAGCTTTAGAATCAGCTTCAGCTTCTTTAACTGCTATATTTAAAAGTTCAGCCGGAGCTGGTAGAGAACTTCAATTTCTAAGAGAAGAAGCTGATAGAACAGGTATTTCAGTAAATGCTCTTAGAACGTCTTATTCTAATGCCTCTGCTTCTTTTATAGCTGCTGGAGAATCTGCGGAAAATACTAGAAAAATATTCCAAAACATAAATACAGTAGTTACTACTTTACATTTAAATAGTGACCAAACTTATGGGATTTATCTAGCATTATCACAAATTTTTAACAAAACGAAACTACAAGCAGAAGAATTAACAAAACAGCTTGCTCAAACAATTCCTGGTGTAACTAATGCACAAGCACAAGCCTTAAACATAACTGTATCTGAGTTATATGATAGTATGAAAAAAGGTGCTATCAATGCTCATGATGCCGTTATAAGATTATCAGAAGTTCTCGCTAATACTTACGGTCAAGAAGCTTTTGCTACTGCTGCTAATGGTTTAAATGCTAATATAGGAAGGCTTAATACTTCTTGGACTTTATTTGCTGAAAATGTTTATAAAGCATCTTCTGAAATGCTTATCGGTATTCTTAAATTTACAACTGGAAGCATTGAAGGTATTTCTGATTTAACTAATGATACAGCCAAGTTAAAACAAACTATGCAAGACCTTTTAATTGGTCTTGGTTCTTTAGCTACTGGTTACGCTGTCGTTACTGGTGCACAAGCTCTTTATGCTAGAGGTGTTATTGAAGCTGGAAACAATGTTTCAAAATTTACTACTTTCATAAATGGTCTAGGTGCAGCACTTAAACAATTAACTTTTATCGGAGCTATCGCTGAATTAGCTAATTTTTCAGCAAAACTTGCAGCTATTCAAGCACAAAGAAATGAGCTATTCCAAGATGTTGCCGATGCTCAGAAAATAGCTTCTGCAACTACTCCACAAGAGTTTGCTCAATATACTGCTGAAGCTGATGTTCAGTCTAAAGTAGTGAAAGCTAAATTAGATTTTGCTAAAAAAGAACTAGAAAAATTTAAAAGTGGTTCTGGATTATTAACTAAAGATGGTTTAGCTGAATTAGACAAACTAGATAAAGCAGTAAATTTCTTTGATAAGAAATATATTGAGACAGTTAATAAAGTAAAAAAAGAATTAGCAAAAACAGATGAGCAAACTAAAGGTACATTTACCCCTTCAAAAGTAGATGCCTCCGATGCTATTGCTAGAGCTGAAGTAGATAACTTAAAAGCAACAGGTAATAAAATAGCAGCGGCAAGAAAAGATTTCCTAAATAGGAATCAAAAAGATATAGACATTTTAATGGCTGCCTATGCTCAAGGAAATGAAGAAGCTGGTAAAGCATTAGAGAGTTTGCAAAAAGCTAGTTTAGCCCAAGGCATTGAGAAACCTACAGGAGGTAATGGAGGAGGTAATGGAGAAGCTTTAAAAGAAAATTATAAAATTTCTTTCGAGGCTATTAAAGAAGCAGCAAAAGAAGTTCAACTTGATGTACAAGACGCTCTTGGTAGGATTGATGAATTATATCAAACAAACGGAATAACCATTAAGGATTACTTCACTCAAAAGAAAGCCTTACAAGAAGCTGATCTTTCTGTAGAACTTGATAGGATTACTAAAGAGAAAGAACTTGCAACCATTAGTGGAGATAAGGTTAAAGTTGGAAAACTTGAGAATGATTATCTTCGTGTTCAAATTAACTCTAAGAAAGAAAGTGTAAAAACTACTCAAGAACAGATCGCTGCTGAAAGGGAGTATTATGCTTTAAAGATGCAGAATAAAGCACAATTCTTAGAATCTCAAGGAAGAAGTGGGGAAGCTGCAAGAACACAATTTGACATATCAACAAGAGGAACTTTTGAAAAGTTTGCAATTGAAGGTGATACTCAATCTTTAAAAGAACTTGAGAATAACCGTCAGAATGTATCTCTGAAAGCTCAACTTGCTGATTTTGATAACCAAAGAAATCTTGCTGAGGAAGAATATCAAAGTATTATTGATAGAACAAATGTTTTAGTTAATATAGGAGCTATGTCTAATCTTGCTGCCGCTAGAGAAATCGAAGAAGCGAATAAGAAGATAATTGCTTTAAAAGAGAAACAACTTGCATTAAGTGACCAGGAAATTGCTAAAGCAAAAGAACTTGGTACAGAAGTTGATATTAACGTTACCGCGCAGAACCAAAAACTTCGTAACGAGATAGAAAAACTTAAACTAACTGCTGATACAACAAGTCAGTATTTTTCTCGTGTAATGGGTGATGCTTTTGAAAACTCTTTTGCTTCTTTTGTAACTGGTTCGCAAACTGCTTCACAAGCTTTTACTTCTTTTGCTAATTCTGTTGTAAATTCTATAGCAAAGATTATTGCAGAAGAATTAAAAAGCCAAATGTTAAGCTTGCTTTTTTCTGCCGGAAAAGGTATACTGGGTTCATTCGGTGGAGGTGGTGTAAGTGTTGCTGGTGGTAATAGTGCTACTTTCACTTCCTCAATGGATAACTTATTTAGTGGGTTTAAGTTAGCAAATGGTGGTATAACTTCTGGTTTATCCTCAGCTTCAAGTACAGTTTTAACTAAACCAACACTATTCCCAAATGCTAAAGTAATTCCTTTTGCTACTGGCGGTGTTCTTGCTGGAGAAGCTGGAGCTGAAGCAGTTTTACCATTAAAAAGAAGTAAATCTGGTAAACTTGGTGTTGCAATGGAAGGAAGTCAAGCTCCTGGAAACATGATAAACATCAATGTTTCAGTAGCCAGAAGCCAAGGTGAAGATGACAATGCTTATGCTGCCAAAATAGCAGAATCAATAGCAAGAAGAATTGCTAAAGAAGAAGTTGCTAACGGAGCTAGAACTGGAAACATTAACAATCGCATAACTAAATTCGGATAATTATGTTAATACTTGGTAATCTTAATCTTGGTCTTGGAACTGCTCCAGTTGTTGTTTCTACTGTTATCAATATGCCCTACCCAAATAGGGTTGAGATTGGTAGCAGTAGAACATATAATAGAAGGACTTTAAAGGCTCAATTTGGTGATGGTTATGGTCAATTTGCTGATAATGGTTTAAATGCTAAGTTTGAAACTTGGGATATTATTCTTGCACCATTAACAATTGTTCAAAGAGATACTGCAATGACTTCCTTAGATATGATTGGAGGTTTTGGTACACTTCTCTGGACTCCTTGTAATGATTCTACGCAGAAAAAATATAGGGTTGTTGATGGAACTATTGATGAAGAATCGTTAGGTAATGGTCTTTATAAACTTTCCTTTAAACTAGAACAGAGGTTTGATAATGTCTCTTGAACAAGATATTCTTAAATCTGCTGCTCCAGCTTATGTGGAACTTTTTGAAATTGATTGCTCAATGCTTGGTGGAGGAGAGTTAACAACTTATTACTTAACTAACTCCCCAAGTATATGTTCTTTTGGCCTAGATGAATTTGGTAATCCAAGAACTTACTACCCTTTTCCAGTGGCAATATCTGGAGTTGAAACGAATTCAGAAGGCGCACCACCACGACCAAAACTTGAATTAGCTAATCTTCGCGGCCTTTCTGGAGAAGCAATTAAACTTTTCGGAACACTAGCATTTACTTATGATGACTTAGTTGGGATTCCAGTTACTTTTATTAGGACTTTTGACTCTTACCTTAATCTGACTTCAAGAATTGGTGTACCTTTAAAGTATTATATTGGGAAGAAACTAACCCATAATAGGCTTGGTATGAGTTTTGAACTTAGATCACCATTAGATAAAGAAAGAGCTTTCCTTCCTAAAAGACAAATGCTTAGAAGAGATTTTCCAGGCTTATCAATAAACAAACATGTAGGATAGTTATGAAATGCTTTGAGGACATTAAAGAGTATATTTTAAGTAAGTATCCTGAAGAAGCTTGTGGGATTATTGTTGAAGGAGTTTTTATTCCTTTGGAGAATGTTCATGAAGAACCAGAGAAACACTTCACAATAAAGGCAGAGGATTTAATCCCTTATGCTGGGAAAATCTCATACATAATCCACAGCCATTGTAGGAATCCAAAGAAGCCTGAAGTTATAGACTTACGAACACCAAGTTTCAGTGATATTTCTGGTCAAAAAGATTCTGGAGTTCCTTGGTTAATCTTTGGTACTGAAGGTTATACTGTAAAGGAACCTTTGGAACTTCCAAGAGTTCATAATAATGATTATATATTCAGACCTTTTATTTGGTATATTAATGATTGCTACTCTCTTGTACAAGATTACTATGAGTTTGAATTTGGAATTATTCTTCCTGACCATAAAGCAGATAAAGACTTTGCAGATATAAGAAGAATTAATAATATCTTCGGCCCATTTATATCTGAATATGGTTTTATTGAATTCTCTCCAATTAATCATGAGTTTCAGAAAGGTGACTTAGTTCTTCTTGACCAACATGGTTATGAACAAAATCATCTTGGAATCTTTGAAGATGGATTCATCCTTCACCAAGATATGATGAGTAAGAAAGAAAGAATTGAGCATTTTATAGGCAGAATACATAAGGTTCTTCGTCATGAAAGTAAAAGTATTTGAAAATGTTAATGAGTTTTTTGAAATGGATTTGGATATAACTTCTGTTAGGGAAGCTATTTCAGGAATAAGACTTCATAAAGGAAAAGAGTTTGCAGAGAAAGTTGCGAGTGAGAAATATAAATATATTCTGATTCCTGAAAATGAAAGTGAACAGCCAGTTGCCTTAGTTCCTGATGTTATTCTTTCTGATATTAGTGGTTTTAAAGAACTTATTATATTTAAAGACGTTGAAGGCGAAGTTAAAGCAGCTATGATTGCACCATTACTTTTCTCTGGTACTATGGTTGCAGGAACACTAACATTCACAACAGCTCAAATGATAATTGCAACTACAATTGCTGCTATTGTTAATATAGGTTTATCTCTTGCCTTAAATATGGTAATGAGCATGATTTCACCAACAAAAGAATTTAGTTCTGACCCTGCCTCAGCACAAAGAAATAACTCAAACCTGTTTAACGGCGCTCCTTTAATAAGAGAACAAGGTGGAAGTGTTCCTTTAGCATTTGGATATGGTTATGCAGGTGGTGTTCTTATCTCATCAAGTCTAACAACAGCAGAAGGTTAATGATGAATGAATTAATGGATGTGTCAGGTTCTATGGGTGGTGGTAAAGGTGGTAAAGGAAGCCGTACTCCAGTAGAATCTAATGATACTTTAAGAAGTAGTCAAACAATTAAAGTCCTTCTCGCTATACATGACGGGGAAATTGACTCTATTGAAAACATATATCTTAATAGAACACCTATTTCAACTTATGATGCAAGTTTTGATGTTCGTTATGGTTTAAGTAATCAGGAAACAATTCCTGGTTTTGTTAACACTGAAAGTCCGTTTAATTATAATAGCTCTGAGATTACACAGGCAACTCCTTCAGAAACTTTAACTCTTGCTTCAGATGTTGACGCTGTTAGATTAACTTTCTTTGTTCCACAACTTTCACAATATTTAGAAAACGGAGATTTAGTTGGTTCTGGTGTTTCTCTGCAAATAAGAACTGGGATAAATCCTGCAAGTTTAACTTATTATTCTAACACTGATAAATCCGGTAAATCATCCTCTGAATACGCATGGGATGTTCTAGTAACTCGCCCAACAAATATTGGTGGAAATCCAAACTGGTACGTTAGAGTTTATAGGAATACTCCTGATTCAACTTCAGTTAAAACTAATAATAAGACCCATCTTGCAAGTGTTACGCAGATTTATTATAAGAATTTAACTTATCCTGGAACAGCACTTGTTGGTATTACTTTAAGAAATGCAGATCAATTTGGTGGTCAAGTTCCTGAAATTACCATTAAAGGTAAGTTTGCAAAAGTTAGAGTACCAAATAACTATGACCCAGTTAACCACACTTACTCTGGATTCTGGGATTTAGGTTTCTACCCAACAAAACGTTTTACTTCAAATATTGCTTGGATTATTGTTCATTGCTTAATTGATGAAACTTGCTTAAACCTCCCTCATTCAGATATAGATAAAGCAAGTTTCTATGAACTTTCTATCTATGCTGATTCTTTAGTTGATGATGGTCTAGGTGGGCAAATTCGTCGTTATCATATGGGGTATCAATTTTCCTCAAGAGATAATGTACCTAGTTTTTTAGCAAACTTATTATCAATATGTAATGCCCAACTTGCAACTAATGAAGTTGGTCAAATTTGTATTGTTTTCGACCAAGAAGGAATTCAACCTTCAAGAATTGTTGCTAACTCTAATGTTCTTGAAGGAGTTTTTAACTACTCCTCAAATGACATTGAAGGAAGAACAACACAAGTTAATGTAACTTATAATAACTTTGATAAGTTCGGTGATACTGATACAGCAACTTGGCCCCCTGCGGTTATAACTCCAGATTCTCTTGAAGAAAAACTTATCAATCGCTATGGTATTCAACCTTCAGATATTGTTCTTCCAGGTTGTCGTTACGAAGCACAAGCAATATATAAAGCTCGTTGGGCTTTCTACACAAACTGTTTAACAACAAGATTTATCACATTCAAAGTTATGCTTGCTGGTATGACTTATAAGTTTGGAGAAGTTCTTCAAATTATGGATAGTGAGAATCGCCAAGTTATGCAACATGGAGTTATTACTGGTTCAAGTGTTTTAGCTGGTGTTACGACAATTAATCTTGATAGGGATATTGTTTTATCAAACACTGTTTGGACAATTAGTTTTACAGATGCTAATGGTTTAACCATTCATGAGAAACAAATTCTTCAATCTGGTGGCACAGTTAATGCTGTAACCTTTAACGGAACAGAAGTACCTTTTATTGGTTCAACCTTTATTCTTAATGGGCCGATTGAAGCAAAACTTTATAAAGTAACTGGTATAACTAAAGATGATGAAACTTATGTTATCTCCGGTATCGAGCATGATGAGAATAAATACGCCTATATTAACGAAGGTGTAACTATTGACGCACCAACAGGGGATTTCGTTAATGTTAGTGAGTTCACTGTTGAGCCAGTAGTTAATGTTACAGTTCTTCCAGTAAGTTCTTCAGATGGGATAAATTCAAACATTCAACTTTTTGTTGGTTGGGAATGGGATTTAGATCACTCTTCAAAATTTAAGGCAGATTTTATTGCTAATTGGAGAAGAGATGGAAAGGATTTTACAATTGTTCGTGATATTCAAGGACAAAGTTTTGATATAGATTCTGCTGTTCCAGGTACTTATGAGATAAACATTTGGGCAATTAATCCAGCAACAGCAATTAAATCTACTGTTGTTAGTACTGTTTATAACTATAAGACAACTGCTGGAACAAGTGCGCTTCTTCCTCCTGTTAATGCGAGAATTGCTGGAACTTCTGGTTTAATCTATGCTTCTCCTGCAATGACATTACTTTGGGATTATAACTCCCTTAATGATGATGTTGCTGAAGATAGTCTTTATGATTATGTTGTAGAGTTGTGGGATGTTTCTGGAGTTACAAAGTTTTCCTCACATACTGTTAATCCAGACATTGAGAAAAATGGTAGTTTCACTCTTTCTTTTGTTGAAAATGTTGCAACTTTTGGTTCTCCAACAAGAGAGTATCAGGTTAAACTCTATTCAAGAGACTTAACCGGCGAAGTTTCAACTGCATATAGTGTTACTGTAAATAACAACGTACCTGCTACTCCAAGCTTTACTCTTCTTTCTGGGGTTAGTCAGACTTTTGTAAACATTACTCGGTCTACTGAATATGATTTACAAGGTTATATTGTATATAGAAGGCTTTACAGCGGTTCTACTTGGACTCCTTCCACTGGGGATATTGTTTATAAAGGGCCAGATAGTTATATACCTCTTGGTGTGGTTGATGCTGGTACTTATCAATTTGCTGTTGCTGCTTATGATACTTTTGGAGACAGTGGGTTAAATGTAAGTTCTATACAACAAAGCACAACTTTAACTGCTGAAACGGATAAGTTTGCTTATTCTGGATTGCTCTTCACTCCGAATAGTCCGACAACCAATTCTGTAACTTGGGCAACTTTTCAAGTAACTATTAATGGTGGTACTGTTCAAAATGTTTCTGGAAGTTCTGCTGCTTGGACAAGTGGTACACTATACTTATGTTTTAATAAAGATACTTTAAGTATTGAAACAACAACAAGTATGGCTACTGCTGTTACGAAAAGTCAAATTCTTGCTACTTATGAAGGGGGACTTAATCTTAAAGGTGGTGATGGGAGTGCTTTTATTAATGGGGGGCAAATTCTTGCTCAAAGTGTTGGTGCAAACCAACTTGTAACTAACTCAGCAATAATTACAGATACAGCCCAAATTGCAAATACAATAATTACTAATGCTCATATCGTCAATGGTACTATAACTGATGCTAAGATAGGAAATGTTATTCAAAGCACTGGTTTTGACGACATTGGCCCTACTTACTCTGGTTGGAAGATTGATAAAACTGGTAATATAACTTCTTATGGAAACTTATCCATTAAAGATACTGCTGGTAATGATATACTTACAACTGGCCCTAGTGCAGGTATAAAGTGGGATAAGATTGTTGATAAATCTTCTTGGGTTAGTATATCAGGTATTACCACTACTAATGCCAGTACATTTATTGAAGCTGGTGCTATTAATAACTTAATGTTTGATAGAGCAACTGGTAATAAATTATCTGTTGGTGAATTAGATATTCAAGGTAACGCTGTATCTATGGCAACAGCAGCAGTAACAGCAGGCACAATAACCTTAGCATCATTATATACATGGGTAACAGTACAAACACTAAATACAGGAGTTGTTTCATCTAACTTAAATTCTAAAATATTTGCCTCATTTGGAGCAGAACTAGAAGTATCTAGTGATAGCCCAACAGGAGGGGCTGTAATTGATTTAAGATTAGTTGTTAATGGTTCTGTTGTCTACGGCCCAGTTTCTGCTATTTACGGAGAACCTCTAGCTTATGCCTTAGTTTCAGCAGCAACAGTATTTGATTTACCTTCTGGACAAGATTATGTAATTCAACTACAACTAAATAAACAATACTCCGATAATGCTTATGCGAAAAATCGTTATATCAACTCTCTAGGAGTTAAAAAATAATATGTTTAGTGTAATTTATGAAACAGGTACAGGCAAAATAACAAGAGTTACCAGTAGTTCAGATGTGGGTTTTGAACCAACTCTAACTATTGGCGAGGCTTTTATTTCCTCAGAAGAATATATTAATGATTCTTTATTTTTCATTGATGAGGGAATTGCTACTGCTTTCCCTGCAAAACCTTCTATGTATCATATATGGGATTGGGAAACTAAAGCATATATATTATCTGCCGAACAGTTAAATCTAGCAAAGTTAGAAAAGTTAAAACTTGTTAATAGAGTTAGAGCTAATTTGTCATTAGAGCCTATTCCTTACGATAACAAAACCCTAGATGCAGATACCCAAGCTCAATCAAACATAAACGGAAAACTTCAAGAAATATTCGCAAGAGGAGCAAAGAATACTCCCTTAACTTCTGGAGAAATGTTTTGGAAAGATGCAGATAATGTAATTCATTCATGGGGAAGTCAAGAGAACTATAAACTCTGGCTTCAAGGATTAGTTATTGCGATTTCTTCAAGAAACACAGAACTTTATGCAACTGCTTGGACTAAGAAGGCAGAAGTTGAAGCCTTAACAGATATTAACGATATTCTTAACTATGATACAAACTCAAATTGGAGCTAACTATATGAACGAATACCTTATTTCCCTCTACTACATTCTTTTCGGAATCATTGGAGCCTCTTTCCACTATATAAAGAAACGATACGTCGATGAAACAACAAATTTAACCTTTAAAGAGTACCTTTTCACTAATAAAAGAGCAACTTTTAACACCATTTTTGCTATTGTTTCAACTGAAGTTGGCTTATCAATCCTTCATTCAGGCGGGGATTTCCTTTCTTTATCTGAGTTTGTTGGGGCTTTAACAGCCGGTTATACTGCTGATAGTGGTGTTAACTCAACCAAAGAAGAAGGTTAGAAAGATGTTTTCTTTCTTGATTCCTTATATAATTTCTGCTATAATTGGTATAATTTCTGGAAGTTTCATAACATCTGCAATAAAAGATAGTGAAATTGCTGAATTAAACTTACAAATTGTTACACAAAGAGAACTTGCTGCAAATACCTTACTTGAGGAGACAATTAAAGTCTCTTCTCAGAAGGAAAAAGCAGAAAAACTTGCTAATCAATTGGAACTTTCACATGAACAAAGTGTTTCTAGTATTAATGCTCTTGACTCTAAGCTTAAATCTATTAGGTTGCGCGGCGGAACCAGTGGGAAGAGTTGTAATAGCACCGAAAGAGAAGGTAGTAATACCTCAGAACCTTCTGAAGAAGCCAGTACCAACGAATTTGCAGGAAGATTACATGAGTTTCTTATACCAAGAGCATATAATTCTGGAATAAATGATGAATACGCGGCTTCTTGTTATAAGTTTGTTGTAGAAAATAACTGTGGAATATCTAAGGAAGAAGAATGAGTTACGAACTTGATAAAGAAACTTTTGAAGCTTGCTTCCCTCATGCAAGTAAGAAGAATATAGACCTTTATTTTCCTTATTATAAGGGATCTTGTGCAAAGTATTGTATAAATACTCCAATAAGACTTGCTGCTTTCTTCGCGCAGATCGAAGTTGAAAGCGGAAGTCTTCATTATGTTGAAGAAATTGCTGATGGTTCTGCTTATGAATATAGGAAAGACTTAGGGAATCTTCTTCCTGAAGCGTTGGAGATTGCTCATAAAGCAGGAACAACTACTGGAAGATTCTATAAAGGTCGCGGTCATATCCAACTTACTGGCTTCTATAACTATAAGAAGTATGGTGATAGTCTTGGTCTTGATCTTGAACATAAGCCAGAGTTGTTAAAAGAACCACAATATGCTGTAGCTTCTGCTTGTTTATATTTCAACTCT